AATTAAAAATATAGGTATAATAATATGTTCAAAAATTTCATACAAACATATAAAAACTAAAAGCCATGTAAAGAATATACTGGTTTTAGATTTTAATGTTATATATTTAAACATTCTTTCATGCCATGTAGTAATTTTTTGTGTAAGTTTTAATAGACTTTCTTTCATTGTGTGTCTCCATTAGCAAATGTTCTTTGCTTATCTTTTAATTTTTCAATGTCGGATAGTATCTTTTCCACATCTTTTTGTAAACGTTGTATGTTAACGGTATTTGACATCATATTTTCCATTCGGTTTTCCATCTTTTCTACTTGCCCACTCATATGTTCGATGAGCATAAATTGTTCTGAATCAGCGGGGTAAGGATCCTAAAAGTCCACGGGGCCAGCCAATCCGGAAAGCCGTGTTCTCTGTAAGATCCTTCTCCATAATTTGTAGTTGAGTTGCGTGTTGATTTAATTTTTCTTGGATAGAAAAAAATGCCCAGGTTCCGATCGCCACTAGCGCGATGAGACTGGCAACCGTCTTCATAGGCATTTGAACTTTTGCTTCGTCTGAAATTTTGAGTGCCATTAGTTGTAATTATATCCGGTTGTAGGTTGATTATCTTCTAAAGCTTCAAATAATTTTTTATGTTGTTCCATGATCTCTTCATCTTTATTCGTCATTAATTCTATTTTATCTTGAAGTTTTTCGACATGTCTTTCTAGTTTATCAACTTTATCTAATTGTACTGCTTGAGTTGTAGACAAGTCAAACGTACGAGTAAGTGTCCAACCGGCTAATGCCAACAAGATTCCAACCAGTAAAGTCATTAATTTTTCAATCATTATGTTTTGTACTTCCCCAAATAATCTTATACTTTAATTTTCCACCGTCGTCACCTGTTGTATGATCTGTAGGTTCTGTTAGTTCTAACGAGTGTCTGGCTCCATTTTCACATCCAACTAAAAGTAAAAGCACCAACGCCAGGCCAATTATCAAAGCCTGTACGCCCTTTTCAGTTCTTTGATTTCTTTTTCTTGCGATTCTTCTTCTTCTTAAGAGTTTTAAAGTTCTGTACTTCATTTTCAATCCCCGATACTTTTTCTTTAAGAACTGCCACATCCGACTTAAGACCGACTGTTGTTGTGAGACTCCAGCCAGAGAGCGCGATGAGAATAGCCAAGAGTGCAGTAATAATCTTATCATTCATTATTGGCAACTTTCACATTCATTTGTGTCATCAACTACGAGCCCTACAGGCTCCTCTTTTACTTCACGACATTTACAATTATCACAGGTGCATACACCATACACATCTGTGTGAAGTTCTCTCTCACAGTGACAATTACAATTACAATTTTTACACTTCTTCATTTTTTTCCTTAATATCATAGAAGTACCTATCGGTATCTTCTGTTTTCCATTTCCCTGTGTCTTCAACATTCCAATCTGAAGTTTGAACCTTCCAATCTGGAACTTCGTCTTTCACTGTAAACGAAGGTATATCCCAAAGGATACGATTATTAGGTTGTGCAGCATAATTTCCATCTTCGAGAGCGAGGATGTGGGCGCACTTATGTTCATGCGGTACTTCAGAATGATCTGTGTCTACTATATTACTCTCTGGGTGTGCCCAGTCAACTGTAAAAAGATACGCACCCGGATGGGTTTTCCTATCTTTTCCAAAAAATTTTCCAGATTGCCCGTCTAGGATATCAAAAGAAGTAACGCTAGGATAGTAACTAAAGCAATTCCACAGCTCCAGCTCATCAAGTCTATATCGAGGAACTTCTTTTTCATCATAACTTCTTTGAATGAAGGCACTAATAGGTAAACGATAGAATACTGCACCGTTTTCCATAATAGCATGAAATAATATAGGACGTCCTGTAATAGACGCCAGACCAAATATAATGCAGTCTTCAACTTCCCCATGATGATCTTTAAGATCGTAGAGATATTCTCTCCTGATCTGCGAATACATCACAGGAATGTTTGCATTTAGATAGGCCATGCATAAATTATTTTATTAAAGCGATTATTGCAATAACAACGATAACTATAATAACAGATTTCTGTTTATTAGCTTTAACCCATGTCATTACTTTTTTTATATGGTCCATAGTTTTCTCCTTGTTAAATGAAGTTTTCATCAATACTATCTTCATCATTAATCTCAATACTACCCCAATTTTCTCCAAATTCATAGTCTACTTTATTGGGAATTTCTAAAGGAACAGCCTCTTCCATAATCTTAATTATTTTTTTACTTTGGGCCTCATCTTTAACTGAAATGTCTAGTTCATCATGTAATTGGACCATAGGAATAATACCTTCAGAGTGTAACTCTACCATAGCTTTTTTGGTCATATCTGCTGCACTTCCTTGTATTAATTTATTTAAAGCTTTGTAAGTGAAAGCTCTTTTAATTCCACCCATACCAATTTCTGAACAGGCTACTTCATAAGTTAACGGTTTATGCATTCCAAATTGTTTTGGTTCCCACATATCAAACCTACATAGTCTGCCTAATAAAGTTCTAACACGACCACGCTCTTGAGCCCTATCCATTACACTTTTTATCAATTGTTTAATAAAAGGAACTTTGTGATGATAATTTGCTAATAATTCTTTAGCTTCCTCTTCGTCATTTATACCTAATTGAGCTTGAAGTTTTGCTCTACCCATTCCGTAGAATAAACCAAGATTAATTGTCTTAGCCTCTTTTCTATCTATGTTAGCAATGTCAGCTACAATTTGATGAAAATCTGCTTTGCCTTCCTTATATTCTTCTACAATAGAAGCAGCCCCAGTTATACCTGGAGTTTTTAAAGCAAAGTGCATAACTAATCTAGGCTCTTGCTGGGAGTAATCAAAGCAACCCCATGTATGCCCCTCTTCAGGTTGAAATATAGATCTAATACCCTGACCTATAGGTAAGTAAAGAGACGGGAGTTGTTGTAAATTTGGATGAGAATAACTTAGTCTCCCTGTTATGGTTCCTCCTTGGTCACTTTTTAATTGATGAATATCAGAATGTATTCTTCCATTTACTACATAGTTTCTAATAGAATTTAAAAAGGTATTTTTTAATTTATCGATTTGTCTAGCAGTAGCTATGCACTTAAGTATCTGGTTATCATGATTAGCTAAATAATTTTTAGTAAAAGAAGGAGCGTTTGTTTTTGGAGTTCTAGCATAGTCTTTTATACCTAACTTATCACATACAGAGCCAATACTTTTTGCTGCCCATATTTCAGGAAAAAAACCAACTTCTTTTTTAACCCTGTCTATACATTCCTCATAGGTAGAGGCTAATTTTTTTTCTAAGATATCTACTTGGTCTTCACTAACTTTAACACCTTTCCATTTCATATCTAAAAGACATGGAAAAACTTTTATTTCTAAATCTCTCACATCACCTAAATCCTGGAGAAGAATTTCTTTTTTAAGTTCTTGCCATAAAGCCAATGTTATTTCGGCGTCACGTTCTGCATATTCACCTACATACATAGCAGGCAACTTGTACATTTCTGCTTTAGGATCTATGCCCCATTCTTTCGCAGTCTGATTTAAAACGGATTCATTTTTACCCATACCAATGTACTCCTTAGCTACTGAATTTAAATCATATCTAAATCTATTTTCATTAACCAATGTAGCCATTACCATTGTATCAATAATAGTTCCGTGGACCGTGAGCCCTAATCTACGAATCCAACACATATCGTATATAGCGTTGTGAAATATTTTTGAAGCAGGAGTCTTTAATACGTCTTTAAACCACTTTAAAACTTGTTTACGGTCCATATTAGGGCCATTTTCGTGGGCTATAGGGTAATAACCACACCAATTAGAAACAGCTATGGCGATACCTACAACATCCCCAATACCTCTGGTTGATGCGGATCCTTTTGTTTTTAAATCAGGATCTTTAGTTTCTAAGTCAATTGAAATTTCATCATATTTGGATAGATCTGGAAACTCCTCCGGTTGCACCCATTCTGTCGGCGCTGTAAATAGTGGTCGTTGTATCATTTTTTTTTCCATTTGTTATAGCCTTTAATCCATCCGGTGGACTTCCGTTCTTCTGTTTGTCTTCTTGATTCTTTATAAGATTCTTCTAATTCTTTTTTTTCTTTCTCAGCTTCTTCTAAGAAATCTTTTTTCTCTGGATAATCTCTATCGATAGCCATCTGACAGTAGTGAATTGCTTTTTCCAAATCTTGCTTTTGTCCTTTCTGTTTGTGTCTGCACAAATATTTTATAGCGTTTCCTTCTGCAAAAGGCAAATTATTTTTGTTAATAAACTCTGACGGTTGAATCTTCATTGATTGATAGTGGTCTCCACCTATTTGTTTTTTATATACGTTACTCATCCTCTTCCTCCTCTTCCCAAGGTTCCAAGTTTGTTTCACCCGCGAAAAGATAACTTAACTTACCGTAAACCTGTCTTTCCATTCTTTGAAAAGCTCTCCATGATTCTTCTTCGCTCATATCACA